CAGAGCTAAGTGGTCAAAACATAGAGGGTGCAATAACTTCTGCAAATGCACAAATAGGGAAAGGTGGTAGATAATATTAAAAGTCGAACTCTTGACCATTAAAAATTATGTCTTTTAATGCTTTAGATTCTTCTTTTTCTTCTTCTTTTATAATATCTTTAAAATGAACTATTTCTTTCTTTTTTATTTTTTTATCAATAGTATTACTCTTTAATGTATATGTAAGAAGTTTAACTTTTCCATCTTGATTCAATATATCTTTATTTAAAATATCCATTTTGTAGTAAGTAATCATTTCTGTTTTTCCTGAAATTGCTACTCCGTGTTTTACAAAACTTCCATAAAATGAATATTCTATTATCCCATTTGGAGAGTAAAACTTAGTTCCTTCATATTTTCCAATTATTTGCTTTTCTTTATTTATATCTATATGCTTATTATAGTGCGATTTACTCCTTTTTTGTATACTTTCAGATATTGAGTAAACTCTAGTATCATCTTCTATCTTCTTAACTTTATTATTTCTTTTAAATTCTTCTATCATTTCTTCAGGAGTCTTTTTAATAGTATCTTCTTTGTACTCTATTTCTTCAATAATAAAACCATTATAAGCACTGCTGTACATTTTTCCATCCAATGCCATTGCATTTTTCAATTTATAGAACTGTACATTTTCTAATTTTTTATTAACCTTTAATATTTTAAAAGCTCTTCTTGTTTTATTATTTTTCCTAACACATTCCACCAAAGAGTCTTTAAATTTTTCTATATATTTTTTTGGCTCACTAATATAAATTTCTTTTATTTGTCTCATTTTCTTATCCTTTAATTTTATATATGAAAACTATACACTTACTAAAATACAAAGTCAAGTATTATGATAAAATAAACAAATAAAAAGAAAACAATATTACAAAAGGTAACATTAATGCTAGAAGAAGCAAAAAATAAAATAGCACAAACTTACGGATTACTAAATAAAACAAGTGATAGCGATTATCTTGGTTTTGATGGTCGCTTTACTTTAGATGCTCGAATAGATGAAAAACTATCTCAAGCTTCAACAGTAACAAAATTCTATTTAGAAGATGGAAGCAATGCTGGAGATCACATCATAGTTGATCCTGTAATGCTATCTATAACTGGAGAAGTTGGAAAAGTAACATATCAACAAAGCTACTTAATGCAAGGGTATTTAAAAGCTCGTAGTCAGCTTGGTAGCATAGGAATATATTTACCAAATAGAACATTGTCGCAAATAAGCAAGATAGGTAAGACTGTAAATCAAGCCACTAATGGATTAAGAAAAGCAGAAGATGTAATAAATAAAATAGGAAGTTTGGGAGCTTACGGAGAGGATGATTTAGGATTAAAAGGACTTAAACAATATACAGATATTAACTCTCTTTTAGGTGGTAAGAAAACTAAAAATTTAGAATCTGATTTTTTAGCATTTGTAAAAGATTATGTGACTAATAGAAAAACTTTAAAAGTAGACACTGCAAAATTTGGAAGATTAGAAAATATGGTTATAACTAACTATTCCCTAAGTACTAATAATGTAGATGATTCAACTTCTTATACAATCGACTTACAAGAACTAAGAACTGTTAAATCAGTATCAACACCAGTTAAAGCAATATCTAAAAATACTAGCGGTGACGCTTCTTTACAAACAAAAGATAAAACTGATAAGGGTGTCGTACAAGGTACAAAAAAATCACTATTTACAAAAATAACAGATTTATTTTAAGGAAATAACAATGCTAGAATATACAATAACGAATGAACCAAATCAAAGCTTTGTAATCTCTTATGAAGATGAACAGATCGAAGTTAGTTTAGAATTTATAACTACTAAAAGCTTTTGGATAATGTCAATTATTTACAAAGGTAAGGAATACAACGGTATACGATTAAATAGTGCTGTAACTGCTTTTGATACTTATAATTTACCGTTTGATGTATTTATTAATGATGTTAATAATATCGGATTTGATGCCTTTGATATAAACAACTTTAAGAGTGGCTTCTACACATTCAATTTAATTGAAAGAGAAGAACTTGCAGAAGCTCGTGGGTATGAAGTAGAGTAGTTTATTTACTTTCCCATTCTATACATCCAAAATCACTAGAACAGTAAACAGTATCGAATCCTATTGCTATATCCCCACATCCACTAATACAGGTATTTTCATTATTATTGAATTTATCTTTTATAAAGTGTATGCAATTCTCACAAATTCTACTTTCAAAATCATCATAAATTTTATCAACAATTTTATCATTGTTTGTTAACTCATCACTTAAGCATTTCTTTGCTATTTCTCTTGTCATTTCTTTCTCCTTTTATTTATTATATACTACTATTAGAATAAACTACCTTGTACTTGTTTTAATCTTTTTTGTATGATTTCATAATAATCTTTGTCTAATTCGCAACCTACATAATCTAATCCTAAAGATTTACAAGCCAATGCAGTTGTTCCACTCCCCATAAATGGATCGAATACTATTTCCTTGTCATTTCTACTTTTACTAAGCAAGAATTCAAATAATTTTTCAGGTTTTTGTGTTGGGTGGAATTCGTTACCACTTCTAAAAGAATTTAATATGTTTTTACTTCTTCCGCCATTTAGCACTCTTTGGTTTGAATTTTTATCTAGTTTTATTCCGTAAAGAATCATCTCATAGCTTCCTGCATAGTCTGTTTTTATATCTCCCATACCCATCCCACCTTTATCCCATATTATTATGTTTTTTAAATGAAAGTTTTTCTGAAATTCTTGTTTGAAAATATCTATATTGTGCCAACTACAAAAAATATATAAATGTGAGTTTGGTTTAGTTATCCTTTTAAATTCACTAAACATTAATGGTAACCAATCTAAATTATTATCATTCTTTATTTTGTTGTGTTTTTTATTTTTAATATGTCTTTCATAATTCATCCCATAAGGAGGGTCAGTCAATACCAAATCAAAAAAGTTATCAGGTACAGTTCTCATATATTCTAAGCAATCCATATTATGAACTTTGTTTAATTCTATCTTTTTCATTTCTATTTCCTTTTAAATTATCTTTGTATTATTTTATAAACCATTCTTTTATACAATATTCTGCTGCCATTGAAAACAATGGTATCATAATGAATAAGAAAATAAAAACTACTGTATTGTTTTCTATATCCTTTTTATTTATTATTAATTTTATAACAGGTTGAAAAATAATACTCCAATAAACTATTGTAAATAATAAACTATATTTAAACATTTCTATATCCTTTTTATTTATATAACAATCATACACTATCAAAAATCATAAGTAAAGAATTTAGATATAATTTAATATAAAATTTCACACGATATTACGAAAGGTAACAGTTGAACAGATTTATAAAAGATTATAAGCTAGTAATAACAACAAGCACAAAAGCTATAACGATAACACCACCTTTAAATATAGAATTCAATGCTGAAAAATCGGCTTTATCGTATGGGCTTAATCGACTTAATTTAAAAGTATTCAATCTTAGTGAAGCAAATCGTAATTTAATCGTAAAAGATAAAGAGGGTAATAATTACATAGGTGTTGAGCTATCTGTTGGTTATGTGAATAATATGAAGCAAGTTTTTAAAGGTAATGTTTCAAGAGCATATCCTGAAAAAAATGGTACTGAGATAGTATCGGTAATAGAATGTATGGACGGCTTATTTGATGTGAAAGAAAGCTTTACAAGTGCAACAGCTTCAACTAAATTACAAGCGGTTGAGATAATCGTAGGTAATATGATGAACACTGAAATAGGTAAAATTTCACGACAAAATACAATATATCGAGATAAGGTTATAATGGGAAACAGCTATGAAGAGTTAAAAAAACTATTACAACCAGATGAACTTATGTATATAGAAGATGAAAAGCTTTATATCATCAAAGAGAATGAATCAGCAGAAAATTATGTAACTCTTATAAGTGCAGAAACTGGATTGATGAACACACCTAAAAGAGAAAATAAAATCGTGGAATTAGATACACGAATGAATCCGGCTATAAAAATTGGTGGTCAAGCTAAACTAGAAAGTATATACGCACCTTATTTAAATGGAGTGTATAGAATAGATACAGCTCGATTTGTAGGCTCGTATGATGGCGATGCGTGGGATATGACAATAAAAATGAGACAAGGAGCATAAATGGCAAGTTCTAACGACTTAGTAGACTTAATAGAAAATACGATACTTAAATATCTATCTAATACACATACGCATATAGTAGCAAAAATAACAAAAATAAACGATACTACAGTTGATGTAAAACCAGTTGATAAAGCTAAAAAGACAGATGGTATTGAGGTAGAATATCCAGTATTTCCAAAAGTACCACCTTTCTTTTTATATGGTGGTGTTAATAATATTACATTTCCTTTAGCAGTTGGGGATGATGTACTATTAATGATAAATGAAAGAAGTTTAGATAATTGGTATAATGGTTTAGATAATAAAGCACCTTTAGAATATAGAATGTTTGATTTTTCAGATAGTTTTGCATTGGTTGGTATTAAACCAAAGAAAAAAGCTTTTACTATCCCAAAAGATGGAAGAACACATCAAACTGGTGACACTTTGGCTACGGGCAATTATGAACAAATCGGGGACTATACTCGTGTAGGAAATATGACAATGACCGGTAACTTCACGCTAAATGGTAACCTTATAGTAAACGGTAATATAAATGTAGTAGGTGGGGATTTAACAGTCGAGGGTATATCTTTTTTAAATCATACACATCCACAAAACAACGGAAACGATGCAGGTGGTGGAGTTAATACTTCAAAACCATCTGCACCATAAGGAATTACAATGGCAATTAAAGTAAGAGGACTTGATAAAAACGGAGATTTTAGTTTTGGCAATGGTCTTGCTAATTACAAGATAAATGATGATGCAATTTTGCAAAATGTACAGACACGGCTAAAGAGTTTAAAAAATGACTTCTTTTTAGATACAGAACATAACATTGATTGGTTTGGAATTTTAGGAGAGATAAATAATCAAGATTTTGTTTTGAATGAAATCTACAGAGTTACACTTGCAACTGATGGCGTGATAAGTGTAGAAGATGTAAATGTAACAACTGTAGACAGCAGGAAAGCAACAATAGAAGTGAAATTCATATCGGAAAATAATACAGAAATATTAACAAGTTTGGGGATTATATAATGGCAAAAATTGACGGAACAGGAATAAGTATAGATAGCTTTAACGATCTATTTGATGCAATAGCAAGTGAGTATAAGGGTATATATGGGGAGGATATAAATCTTGACGCTTCAACTCCTGACGCTCAAAAACTTTCTATATTTGTAAAAGCATATAGAGATATGCAGGAGTTGGGTGTAGATATGTATAACTCATTCGACCCTGACACGGCTATAGGAAATCAACTTAATAAACTGATTAAATTATGCGGTATAGATAGAATACCTGCTACTAAATCAACTGTACAAATAGAGGTAACAACAAGTGCTACAGTATCACTAACAGCTGATTATGTGGTTAAAGATATCTTAGGTCAATTTTGGCAAATAGCAAACACACAGACGCTAACAACTGGAACTACAACAGTATCTTTCAAAGCACAAGATTATGGAATGATTGAAGCACAAGCCAATACTATCACAGAATTTGAAACAATAGTTTTAGGTGTTGAAAGTATTACTAATCCTAATAGTGCTACGGCTGGGCGTGATGAGGAAAGTGACACAGCATTAAAGATTAGAAGAAAAAAGAGCGTTGCTTTGCCTAGCAGGAATACTGTAGAGGGGCTAAATGCGAAACTTTTAAATGTAAACGGTGTTGTAGATGCGATTGTATATGAAAACGATGAAGATGTTTATAATGCAGAAAAAGATTTAAACGCTCATTCTATTTGGTGTGTTGTAGATGGTGGTATTCATCAAGATATTGTTAATATAATCGGACTTGATAAAGGTAGTGGTGCTGGAATGAAAGGTACTGAAGCTGGAATATATGCTGGGCAAATTCCACGACAAGATGGAACGACTAGAAATATACAAGTGCCAGTTAATTATGACCGTCCAACCGAAGTAGAAATATTTATAACATTAGATATAAAAGCAAAAATAAGTGGTGCTACTTTAGACCCTCAAGCAATAAAAAACGCCTTAATCGAAAAGACTTTTTTCATAAATGAGGATGCAATCGTAACAGAGCTTTACTCTTATGTGTATCAAGCAAATACAAACTTTATAGCTACTAACTTACAGTTCAGTAAAGACGATATTACTTATGTTGGAGATGAATTAACAGCAGATTTTAGCGAAAAGTTTATGATAATAGATGCAAATATTACAATAACGGAGATTTAAATGGATGATTTTATACAAGCTTATTTAAATTTATTAATTTACCAATATCGAGGAAAGCCAAAAGCAAGTGCTGAAATATCAACCATTGTAAAAGAGTTTGGAAGCATCTTTGAGCTCTACAATAGTTTTGAAACTGAATTTAACTTAGATACAGCACGAGGTAAGCAACTTGACATTATAGGTCGAATTGTTGGACTAAGCAGAACTGTACCGTTAGCAGTGCCTAAAAAGTATTTTGGCTTTGAAGATGATTCAACAGCCTATCCATTTAGTGATTTATTTGAAAGTGTTGTAACTTATCCTTTTAAAGAATTAGATGAACAAGAATATACAGACTTACAATTAAATGATGAAGATTATCGACAATTTTTAAAAGCTAAAATAAGTAAGAATTTCGCAGAAAGTGACATTATCTCAATTAATACAATAGTTATGTTTTTATTTGATGATTTAGCAGAAGTAGTTGATAATCAAAATATGACTTTAGATTTATATATAGATGCAACTATTGATGTAGACCAAGTTAGAACTATCAAACAACTCGACTTACTTCCTAAGCCTCAAGGAGTTAGATATAATAATGTTATATATAAATATTACAATCAAGAAACTTTCGGGTTTAGTGACGATGCAGACGCCTTAGGATTTAGCGATTTATTCGACACTAATATCAAAGGTGGACGATTTGCAGAAATTTTATTTTAAAAAAGAAAGGAATTAAATGCCAAAAATTACAAGACCTGACACGAATGTTCAAGGTTTCGGAACAACTACTGACGGAACTGGTAGAACGATATACGGAAGCGAAACTCAAAGCGATGATTTAACAGCTAACTTATCAGCAGAGTATCTTAAAGGGTGGAATGTTTTAGGGCAAAAGCCACCTAGACAATGGTTTAATGGTGCATTATTTACTAACTCTCAATTAGTATCGTACTTATTTCAAATGGGAATCCCTGAATGGAACGCTAATCAAGAGTACTACACAAATAGTAAATGTACTTCTCCGATAAACGGATTTACTTATGTATCAAAAACTGGTACAGCTCCGAGTACTCCGAATCCAGGTACGACCGACCCTAGCCTTGATAGTACTAATTGGAGAATTGAAACTATGCAAACTATTGGTGACCAAACAATAGATGGTTCTAAAACATTTACATCTAATCCATTAAGTACAGCAACTCAAAGCACGAATGCAAATGCATTAACAAAATATAGTGCAGTCGTTAAAAATACAGGCAATGAAACAATAGGTGGCGTTAAAACATTTACATCAATCCCTATTGCACCAACACCATCAGCAGGAGATAATAGTACAAAGGTAGCAACTACGGCTTTTGTAGTAGCTAATGCAGGTGGTTTTGACACAGCAGGAACTGGTTTAAGTTCTAGTGGTAATACTCTTAATTTTTATCCGTATAGTTTAGGGACGGTAACAACTACTTTAAGAGGTAGCGATTTTGTAGTAGTTTCAGATAGTACAGTTCCTAAAAAAATCACACTTGATAATTTCGGTAGAGAGATAATGAACGCAAGCGGTTCAGCACCGATATATGCTTGTAGAGCTTGGGTAAATTTTAACGGTACTGGAACAGTAGCTATTAGAGCAAGTGGAAATGTTAGTAGCATTACTGATAATGGAGCTGGTAATTATACGGTTAATTTTACTACTCCTATGTCAGATAACAATTATTGTTTATCAGGAGTTGCTATTTGTTATACTACTGCTAATACAAACCCTATTCCAGTTTGTTTATTCGGTGAAAGTAGCACGGGAGCTACAGAGAAGACAATAACCTCTTGTAGAATTGTTACCACTTTGGGGAATGGACTTGCCCCTTTAGATAATGCAGATGTATCAGTATCGTTTAACAGGTAAAAAGGAAATAAAATGAGAATAAAAACAGACGATATGAAAGCATATATGAAAGAATATAATAATCAATATAAGGAGATTTTATGTCAAATCGCATAATATATAAGAATACGGATGGAAGTGTAGGAGTTTTAATCCCTACACAAGAAGCTTTACAATATTTTAGTCTAGAATCTATTGCTGAAAAAGATGTACCAAAAGACTTACCATACAAGATAGTTGAGGACACAGATATTCCAAATGATAGGGAGTTTCGTGACGCTTGGGAATGGGATAATTCAATAGAACCAGATGGCTTCGGTGGTGAAAGCAATGAGTTCGATGCAGAACTGTTAGCTAATTACAATGGAGTAAATAATGATAGTAATAAATAACGAAAAAGCAATAGAAATAGTTAAAGATAAAATAAGAGCGTGGAGAGAAGCAGAGTTTAAGAAGAATGATGTAGCTATTCAAAATGCTTTAGTAGATGGCGACGAAACTGCAAGGCAAGAAGCAGTTGAGTATAGAGATTATTTAAGAGATTTACCAGCTCAATGCGAGGGAAAATCTCTTGATGAGTTAAAAATGATTTTGAGTTCTTTAGATGAATGAAGATGTGGTTTTGGAAAATATTACAAAAGCTGATTTACAAGCTATTTTAAAAGATGCAGGTACTCAACAAGCTGTTATTTGGGTATCTGATAGACCAGAGGTATAAAATGTTAGAACCAATAGGGAGTAAATACAGACTAATAAGACCAGTAAAATATAAAAAGTTTAAAGGTTATTAATATAATGGGTAGTAAATACAATGACTTCAAAAGAGATTTAGACACTCTGTTTAAAATTACAAGAGATAACGAAAATAAATGCAGAACCAAAAGAAGAGGTAGAAGATAAATGAAACTAGATAAAGCAGATGAAGTGATAAAGCCACCAAACATTCCAACCAAAGAACAAGAAGAAATTAACACTATAGTAAACGGTGCTTTTGAAGACTACAAACAACAAGAGCGTAGACAAGTCGGAAACGATAAAGTCTATGAAGTTGCATTAGAAAATAAAAATGAAATGCTAAGAATAATAAAAGCACTTTTAAAAATAAGAGAAGAGCAAAGAAAAACAAATACTTTATTTGATGGATTTTTTAAGAAGACTTGGAAGTTAGCAATTTCAATATTTTTTATATCTTTATTGTCGGGATATTCTATTGCTGTATTCCATCATAACAGCATAAAGCCATTTTTTAAAGACATAGTAAAGGAAGTGTTTAAAACAGTAGTAAAGGTAGATTCATAATGCCTTTGCTAAGCTTTTTAGGAACTAAAGCTTTTAAGTATATTTCGGGTGGGTTGGCACTAGTTTTATGCTTATACTTTGTTTACTCTAAATTAGAAACTGTACTTACAAATAATACTGTACTAAGAGAAAATTTAAATGAGAAAGAAAAACAAATCTCTATTTTAAAAAGTAACAATATAGAAGAGAAACTAAAACACAAAGAAGAGTTAAAAGTTTTAGAGTTCAATATAAAATCTCAAACACAAAAAGAAGTTATACAGAAAACAGTTGATTCTTTTAAAAAAGTAGATCCGTTTAAACCAGTTATTAAAAGGGGGATAAAAGAATATGAAAATGTTGATCATACTCCTGTTAGCTTTAGTCTTTAGTGGTTGTGCAAACAAAGAAAAAGAGATTGAGTTACAAATAAAAGATAGACTCATAAAAACAAAAGTCTATGAGTTCAAAACGGTTGATATAAATGGTGCTAAAATATCAATATATACGGCGTATGTTTCAAGTCCTACAGTAAGGGTTGGAGTAAACGCTTATAAAGAGAATGTACCAAATTATGAGATTATGTTAGCACCAGCGGATGTACATAATGTTTGTAAACCGTATTTGAATAAAGCTAAAGGTTTCTATAGGGGCGTAACAGATTTTTACGAGTTCCAGATAGATGAATACAATAAAATAACAAAGGAAGAAAATGAGTAAATTTTTAGACAATTTAAAAAGAGTATGGGTGGAAACAGTAGTTTCTATAGTTTTAGTAGCAGTTTTATTTATGGGTTTATATAGCTTTTTACCAAATCCATTACAGCTTTTAGTATTGAAAGCAACATACATAAGCGTTGGTATATTACACGCTCACTTAATCGGTAAATTGATTATCCCTACAAAAGTAGAATGGGGTTTCAAAATTCACAATCAAAGCGGTGCGTTTTGTGTAAGACTAGCTTTATATGTAATCGTGCCTTTATGCTACGCAATGGGAGCATAGAACAAGATGAAATTAACTTTATTAGCATTTGCATTCGTATCGGTTGTAAGTGCTAATAGTTGCGATAGATATGTACACGATGTTAGAAAAGCTCATTACCAAGTGTTTGGACTAGACTTCCCTTATCATTATGGAGTGGCTCAACTACAAAAAGAAAGTGATTGTAGAGATGTAATTTCAGGGGATGGTATAGGTAGTCAAGGGATGGCTCAAATTACTTATAGATGGTGGAAAAAGTTTCTTGATAGTAAGGGTATAGATGATATACGAAGCGTAAGGAATCAAACTTTAGCACAAGCGTATATTATGAAAAACTCTAAAGAACAAGCTTTTAGTAAGAGAATGTACTCGTGGTATATGGTATATAATGGTGGTGGTGGAATAAATACTGAAATTAAAAAAGCTAGAGAAGATTTAGGAATAGTTGATATTAAACATCATATAGCTATGAAATACTGTACTAGAAATAAAATCATATATGGCAAAACAGCGTGTGAAATAAATTATGATTATCCAGTTAAGATTTATGAGTATGCGAAAAGGTGGAAATTATTTGGAGATGGAGGGTATAAGTTTTGGTAGAAAAATTAAAAGCGTTTTGGTTAGTATTTAAAAAGTATTATATTATTATCGTAACATTGTTGGCTTTTGTGTGGAGTCCAATTTTTTATTATAATTTTGATAACGAACCAGCAATAGGAATAGACTTTTTTGAATATAAAAAAAGCTTTACGATTATAACGAATGGAACTGATTAAAAAGTCCACTCGTTAAAGTATCCGTAAATTAAAAGACAAATCATAACAGCTATTAAAGCTATATTAGCGACTGTGTATCTATGATCTGTTTCTTTTCTCCAATTTCTTTGATCTCTACTATTGTAATGTTTCATACGCTCACCTCTCTCAATTTTGCATAGTCTTCAAATCTTAAGCCACTTTGAATCCAACCATTACGAATATAATCTATAATTAATTGATCTCTATTATGCACTTCTTTTCCTTTTTAAAAATTCTTTTTGTAACTGTATTTCATCATCAGTTAATTTTCTACTGTGTAAAATTGGACTAACTGTATCAATCGCTTCTTTTAAACCATCTTCATATTTTAAACGATGTGCCATTGAACAAAACTTTCCTGTTGATTCTTTTTTACAATATAAACATTTCATACTAACAACTCCTTATTCTCGTGTATATTACCAACCATTATTCCACCAAGGAAAAGAACTTCTACTAATTTATATTTTTTATAATCCTTTGATAAACAAATCCAACCAGTATCTTGATAATCCCACTCTACTTTTAAAATTCCAAATTCTATATGCTTTATAATATCGTGTTCATAAACTTCATTTTGATTTAGTTTATCTTTTAATCCAGTATATTGCATAGCTGCATTATAGTCAAATCCAAAATCTTCAGTTCCTTTATTTAGATTAAAATAAAAAAAACTATTACTTACACTATTAAAACTTCTAAATTTAATATCTCTCATATTCCTATACCCTTTCTGGTTACAAGTTCTTTTTCTATATTTTCGACCAATTTTTTAGCTAACTCGTACTTTTTTAAAAGTTCATTCATAGAACAAGTTGTTATATCATCAATTCTTTTGTCTTTTATGTATTTTTGATTTTCTATGTAATAATTGTATGCAATTAATGATTCTTCTTTTGTTTTATAACCTCTCTCTACAATATCATAAGAGCCTTTTTCTAATGGTTTTTCATAGTATGTGTATAATATACCAGTAATCATAGGAAAACCATAACTTACATAATCGTATTTAACAGTAAATGTATCTCCAAATCTTATATCATCTTTCATATCATTATCCTTAAAAAGGAATCTCATCATTATCATATACAGGCATTTGATGATTGTTTTGCACCTGCTGTTGCGGTGCATTGTATTGTTGCTGCGGTGCATTGTTATTACTATTTGCTTTATCTATAAATGTAAAACTTTGAAGTTTAATAACTACCTTGCTTCTATTTTGTTGGTTATTATCAGTCCAAGTTTGCTGTTCAAGCTCACCAGTTATTCCAATCATTGAACCTTTTTTAAAAAACTTATTTACATTTTCCGCTGTTTTCCCAAATGCTGTAATATCAAACCACGATGTTTTTTCAACTTTTGTACCATCTTGTTTTTTATAATCTTGATTAACTGCTATACTAAAGTTAGCTATTGCACTCCCTGAAGTTAAAAACTTAATTTCTATCTCTTTACCAATTCTTCCAATTACATTAACATTATTCATTCTATTTTCCTTTATTCATTTTTTCTAATCTAATTAAAAGCTCACTTTTAAAACCAGTTTCTTTAGCTATTTTTATATCTCTATCGTATTGTTCTTTTGTTTCAGTAAATATACTATTGAATTTCATTTTTTATTCCTTTGATTTTAATTTCACCTATTGAATCATTTAACATCATAATAGCAGTTTCTTCCAGTTCTAACTTTCTAGCTATTTTCATAATAGAATCTACATCATCAGAAACTCTTTTAAATAGTCCATCCGTAACATCTTCTAAAATATCAATATCTCTTATTAATTGTTCTTCTTTATTCATCGCTTATCCTTTTTTTGTAGTAACATTATCGCATACAGTTTAAAATAAATCAAGCTTTTTAAACCATATACGATATTAATTTAAAATCGTGTTACTATTTGTTACTTAAATACTCTTCTAATAAACTACTCGAATGAAAAAGCAAATTATCTAAGTCCATAACATTTTCATAGAAGTCTTCTTTACTCATAATATGAATACCGAATTTACTTTCTTTATGATGTGATTTACATAATGGAACTACTCTACTATCATCTCTACGCTTACCTTTTATTCTTTTTACATCCGTGATATGATGCACCTCAATATCGTGTCTACCACATACTACGCAAGGGATATTGTTAGAATGTATCCATCTTGCATATTCTGTAAAATTAAATTTAGGCTCTTTATGTTTTCTAGTTTGCTGTTCTTTTGTTATTCCTATACGCATTTCTAATCCTTTTTTTAATATTTGTCATATCCTATATGCTTATAGTGCTTCAATTCATAAACTTTTAGATATCTCATTCCGTAATTTTCATAAACCATATTTTTATCCTTTTATTTAGTTAAATGTATTTTCTACTGCTTTATTTATATTTTTAGTGTATTCTTTCATATAGTCATCTGCAAAATCTTCATCAAGCGAGCTTATAGAAAGCATATCGCACTTAGTTTGATACATACCAGCTATAAAAGCTTTTCTTGTTTCTCTTATTTGTATTTCACTTGCGTCTTTTGGTAGTGTCATGTCTAAAAATTTGTTTACTTTTTCATTAACATCAATACTTATTATTTCTTTCATCTTCTTATCCTTTATTTAAATATTTTTATTTTGTACCAACTCGATACACCGCTTACTTTAAATCTTGCTATTAAGTTATTTAGTTTCTGCTTCATTTTGAATCGTAATAAAAAGTTATCACAGCAAAATCTTTATTTACTCCATCTATTTCGCAAGTTCCGTGTTCTCTCATAAAAAAGTCACATTTATTTTCGTTGATTATTTTTTTTATTTCTGATTCACCTGCTTTTGTATGTTTTGAATACCTACTTGATACTATTAACTGCTTGTTTGTATGTTCTTTTTCCATCTTCTATTCCTTTTTATCTATTATACATTTCTATCATCAAATCCCACTCTTCTTGCACAAGTGGAAGAGTGATATCATTTTCGCTACATACTTTCATAACATATTCAATGTGTTGTAAAAGTTCCTTTGTTTCAATGTCTTTAGTAGATATTTTGCAATCTCTTTTAACATCAACTCCATAATCTAAATTCATTATCTTGAGTAATTGTTTTAACTCTTCTAAGCTACTATAATCTTCATACTTTACAATCTCAAACACTTTATTAGTTCTAGTATCTAAAAGCTCATTAAAGCGAATACTATGCGATTTATTAAACATATCACTTAGTATTCTACTATGATAAAATTTGTTAAAATTACTTGATATGAATTTCATTATCTAACTACTAAACTTTTGCTTCTCACTAAGTTTGCACCAAAAAAGCTCTCTCCATTTTTTTCAGCCAACAACATAGCTTCTTTAACATCTTTAGCAATAATCTTTTTTTCAAATTTACAATACTTGTCTTGTATAGAATCAATATCAATCAAATCAACCTTTACGCTATTTGTAAAGTAAAAATTGAACTCATCAGTCTTTAGCTTCTCTCCATCCAATAAGCTTAATTGTAACTCTTTTAAATAGTCTTGAAACTTTTCAGTCCTCTTGATATTAGCGTCCTGCACCGCTTTTTTTTCTTTGAATCGTGCTATTTCATTATTTAAAGATATTTTATAATCTTGTATTGCATTTAGTTTTTCTTCTTTTGTAGCGTTTATTTCTGCTTCAACTATCGCTATCTCTTCATCTGTAAAATTAAATTCCCCTGTTACTGGATCAACATCGTTTTTCATTCTCTCTATTAATCTTAATTTTTCTACTATTTCATTTGTTGTCATTATTTATCCTTATTTTTTTAATAGTGTTGTATAAGCTGTATTTAGTTGGCTTAATGTGAATTTTTCTAACTTGCACCCATACGCTGTTTCTATTGCTGTTATATCAAAGTTTTTAGTTTCTGCTAATTGTTTAATATCGTTAATTGAATATTGTTTAGTCTTTTGTTGTTGTTTTGGTGCATATCCACTAGCGTAATTTCCATCATCGTCAGTTTGTTCTAATCCAAGCATAGTAACTAAAGCATATCTTCTAGCGTAAGTTATCGCACTTCCAAGTTTCTGCATATCTGAAGCACCTACATAAGATATAAATCCCTCAATAGTATCTTTACCATCTAAATCATAGATAACTGTTTTAAGACCACTTTCTGTTGGTATTTGAATATATCCTAAACCGCTTTCTATTAAAGGATTTTCTATTGCATCCATAACATCTTCTAATTTTGAATATTTCGATTTATGAAATGGATTTACACCGTTCTTTTTTACTTTACCAACAATTTTGCTAAATTCATTTAACTTTTTATAAATACTCATCTCTTATCCTTTAACAACTATTTTAATACCATTTTTATAAATAGTAATACTTTTAAACTTATAATCCGAATCCATTAACCAATCTAATTCTTCCATTTTTTACCCTTTTCAATATCTCTTAATATTTTTTTAGCTTCTTTCAAAGTTCCAATTCTCATAATCTCGCTCATTGGAACATCTCCCATCTTAGAAGCCAACTCTATAGTTTGCTTATCATCTATAGTAACTCTTGTTCTTAATATTTCTTTTTTTTTCAAATCCTTATCCTTTTTTTAACTTGCTAATAAATCTAATAGTCTTCCATCAATCTCTAAAACTGTTTGAACTATTATTTTTTCATCATTTTTTAATTCCGATTGTAATTTATATTCAAATTTATCTTTATTAAAATTTTCACTATCACTACAAAGAAACCAATCCTTAGCTCCTAAAACTCTTTTTACTGTGTATTCCATCTCTTATCCTTTTTTGTTTGTACTGAAATTGTAGCTACTATTTACTTAAAGAAATATAAAAGTTGATGCAAAATTGTAATTACAAAGATAGCTACATTCTTAACCTTTATTTAAGTTAGTTAATGCAATAATTCTTTATCAAAACATAAAGGATAAGTAAATGAACAAATTTAAAAAATACTACACTAATGTATTTGTAGCAGAATGTGAGGAAGCAAAAACTAAGGGAGATATAATAGTATTAGAAACTAAATATAGTAAAGAAGTTGAATGTGAAGTTTTTAATTTGGTATCTACAGCAAACAATAAATACTATTATTCAATAGTACGACTAGAAGATATGAATTATGCTGAAAAAAAAGCTACTAAATATATAAAAAGTGCAAATGTGGCTGATAACAATAGTCATAAAGCTTGGGAAGCTTCAAAAGAGGGGGCTGAATTTTTAGTACTTGCAGAACCAATAAAAGTAGGACATCATTCAGAAAAAAGACATAGAGCGTTAATCGAAAGGAATAATAAAAGAATGTCAAAATGTGTATCAGAATCAGATAGAGCTGATACGCTTAGACAAAAATCGGAATATTGGGAGAATAAAGCAAAAGAAATAACTCTTTCTATGCCTGAAAGTTTAGAATATTTTACTTTTGAATTAGACAAAGCAAAAGAATATCACAAAGGCTTAAAAGATGGAACTATTAAAAAAGAACATAGCTATTCAGTAACTTATGCAAATAAAAAAGTAAAAGAACTTACAAAAAAAGTAGAAATAGCAAATATATTATGGGGTGTGTAAAATGTATAAAACATTCAAAACAAACTCACAGAACCACAAAATACTAACTTACTTACAACAAGGTAATTCTCTAACTTGTTTAGAAGCTGTTATCAATAACTTTTCACATAACCTTAGAAGTAGAATAGCTGATTTAAAAAGAGCTGGTTATATGATAGATGTAAAGCAAAAGAAAATAAGCGGTGGATATGTTGCTGTTTATAGTTTGAAAGGGAAGTAATGAAATTTACAATAGAAGTAAACGCTAAATGCAGAAACTGCAAACATTGGGAGGTTACGACTGATGATGATATGTATTTTTTAGAAAATGATGAAACATTTTGTAAATTAGATAATAAAAAAAGAACAGATGCAGAAGATTGTGACAAAATAGATGTCGACATACTTACGCTCAAAGACAATCTAAAAAGTGCAGGATATGAAAAAATAATATTAGGAAGAATATAATGAACAAAATTAAAAACAGTCAATTAAATACGATTCTAAGCTGGTTAAATCATATGTGCTTTGAAGAGATAACAAAGAAGTACAAAGAATGTAACGAAGTAGAGCGGTTAGTATATGATGTAGAAAAATACTATAGCAAAATGAAGCCAACTCAAATATGTAATAGCGATTTAGACAGAGTTACAAACAAACTTAAAGAAGTACAAACTACATTCGAAAAGGAAGAGACCTTACTTGATGAAAACGGTAACCAAATAATGCAGGGCAAGAGTATTCAATGTATCGATTACAGTCCGCAGCTTTTAATGATAACATCTTTAGATCACTTAATCAATGTTGAGCGTGATCTATCACTACGGATTAAATTCAGTCATATTAATTTTAATGAGTTATTTGAAGATGTAGAGAAAAAAGACAGTAAGTTGTTTTATAGCACTATGAAAATATATAATAAAATGATAGGGGTAATTAATGGGTAATAATAATATAGAAAAAGTACCGGTTATATTAACAAAAGAAAACTATAAAAAGCTTTTGGATATTGGTTATAGTATGGGAGAATTTGACTTAAGTGATGATAATATAATAAATACAGCTCTTGGAGTTTTGTTACAAAAAGATGAAATGAATCTAGCTTCAAATATAGAGAACTTGGTTTATTGCTTAACTAACAACCATAAAGAAGAAGCAAAAAAGAAATTTAAAATAGTTTAAAATAGTTTAAAAAGCATATCACTTGATAATTAATTTATCTTGTGGTATAATACATACATAATATTTTAATAAAAAGTTTTTTCTAACCAGAGGGTCGAAGTTCTAGGAACTAAAGCGATTGTCACTCGATAAGAGCTTTGGTTAGAGTAAATATAATTATTTAAAAATAATCTGATTATGAACTTCGACCCTCATTAATCAGTTTTACTACTATAGTCGATAGGAATAAAAATGAAAAAAGAAATAAACATGCTTAGTAATTTATTTACTACAGATTACAGACTAAAATTAGTCAAAAATTCAGAATTTAAACTTTACACTAATGGAAAGATAAACTTACCACCTGAGGACATTAGACTTTCTTTAATTGTAAATAACAAAAATCTAAACTTTTCAGAAAAAGCTGAAGAATTAAGAAGAGTTAAAAGACATATCATTGATACAGATGAGGTATTAACTTATGAAAAGAGATAGTTTTATATTTTATAGAAGTTTCTATGAAGCTTTAAATGATATGCCTAATGAGTCACAATTAAAGATATATCAAGCTATAGCAATGTTTAGTATGGATTTTAAAGATCCTGAACTTACTGGAATAGAAGCAACAATATTTAAACTAATTAAGCCACAATTAGAAGCAAATAATAAGCGATATGAGAACGGAAGCAAACCAAAACAGAAGCAAAACAGAAGCAAAACAGAAGCAAAACAGAAGCAAGATGAAAGCAAAAATAAAGCAGAAGAAAGCAAAGAGGAAGCTAATAAGAATGATAATGTAAATGAGAATAACAATAACAATAAGAAATTTTCTTTTTCTTTATCTTCTACTAAACAGATTTCTAATACAAGTAAAGAGTATCAAGCTAAATTAAAAGAGTATATTCTATCAACTAATTCAAAAATGACTTTTGAAGATTTTTATGATAGTTGTGAAATGAAAGGGTATAAATATAAAAACTTTAAACTTGCATTTAATAACTGGAATAAGAAAAATGACAATAACGAAAATAAAAACATTAGGGGAATAGGAGCTAATTACTTAAATGGATAATACATATACTTTAAACATAGAGAGAGCTATCTTATCAAGCGTTTTATTTGATTATGAGGTAATGACAACATTAACAGAAACTTTAAAGCCTAGTGACTTCTATCTACCAGCACACGAAGTAATATTTGAAACTATGATAAAAATGTTCAATGAAAATTTACCATTAGATGAAGATTTTTTAAGAAAAAGAATTGATCCAAAAGTTGTAAGTGATAATGTATTGATTGAAATATTAACAGCTAATCCGATTTCAAATATAATGGCATATATACAAGATATTAGAGAGGGTGCAAGACTTAGATATTTAACAAAACTTTCTACTAATATAAAAAAACAAGCATTAGAAAATGAAATATCTTCAAATGAAATATCAGATTTTATTAAAAAGAGTATTGATGATATGGATGCAGACATTGACAATATAGAAGATTTTAGTGGTGATGATATTATGAATACACATTTTGAAAAAGTGCCTTTATTTACGACTGGTATTGATTGTATAGATGATGAAATTGATGGAATAGCAAACGGACAATTAATTTATGTTACTGGACTTGAAGAAACAGGAAAAACACATATCACATATAAAATTATGGAAAACATTAGCCAGTCAAGAAAAACTGGAATAATATCTTTAGAATTTGGAAAAGAAAAATTAAAAGATAGATTATCAAATATGATTAAAAATAATCATCAGTTAAATCCATCTAATATAAAAGCTTCTTTTAATTGTCATAGCATTACAAAGTTAGAAAAAACTATTAGAAAATGGGCGAATGATGGATGCAAATTTGTTGTTGTAGATTCGATAAACTTAATTGAGAACTCTTTAATTAAAGATAGATTTGAGCGTGTTTTAAACATAGGTACAAGACTATTCAAATTAGTTCAGCAATTAAATATAACAATGTTTGTAATTAGCACAAGTACAAAAGAAGATAATAAAAACGGAAACCCTAGTATATATGGTGGTCAATTATTAAATAACTATTGTGACCAAAAGTGGCATATATTTAGAGATTTTGAAACAGAGGGTAGAATGTTATGGATCAATAAAAACAAACAAAATTTTAGATACCCAAAAATAGAATTAGATTTTTCAAAAGAGGGACATATATATAAAAAAGGTGAATTTTACAGAACTAGAAAAGAACCGGAAATTACTGAATATAAAATGGATGAAACAGTAAATGTAGATATTCCTGATATAGATTATTAAGATGATAGATACAAGATGTAAAAAGTGTAAATGTATTTTAGTAGATTCACTGATAAAAATAAAAGGATTATAGGGATGGATTATTACAATATAAAAGCAAATTACTATATAGATTCAGTTTCTATTGAAGCTGATGATTTTGAATACATAGCAATTTGTAAAACTCACGACGGTATTCAAATAGATGAAAGTTTAAAAGATAAAGAAGAAATAATTATCAAAAAATGTAGAGAAATAAAAAAACTTATGTTTGAATTACGAGAGATTGTAGGAAAATAAATGACAAAAGCAAAACAAATAATAAACGGAAAACTAAAGTGCAGCACTTGTAAATATTTGTTACCTTTAGAAGAGTTTGGAAAGCACAAAAGAACATCTACAGGTTATCGAAGCAACTGTAAAGCGTGTGAGAATTTAAAGCAGCGTAAGAAATATAACAAAGTTCCAACAAATACTGGAATAATCGGAATTTATGCAATAGAGTGCGATCATTGTAAAAACACATTTACAACTAAAATTGTTAATCAAGTATTCTGCAGTCAAAAATGTAGAAAAAGAAGTTGGTACGAAAAAAATGAGATGAAAAAGGATAAGGAAATATGAAAAAAATAATATTACATTTATGTGCGGATATAGGAAGCGATAGCAGATATTATCAATTAGATGATAATTATGAAGTTATAAAAGTTGGAAAAGATATAGGAGTTGAAAATTATACACCTCCTAAAAATGTTTATGGCGTAATAGCAAACCCACCTTGTACTGAATTTTCAACTGCTAGAACAAATGGAAAAGCAAGAAGTCCTAAAGATGGTATGTTTTTAGTTGAACATTGTTTGCGAATAATAGATGAGTGTAAACCTAAATTTTGGGTAATTGAAAACCCTGCAAGAGGTGTACTTAAAAAGTATTTAGGAGAGCCTACATATAAATATGAGCCTTGGTGGTTTGGAAGTCCTTGGACTAAACAAACAGCTTTATGGGGCGAGTTCAATATCCCTAACAGAAAATATACTAATTGGGAAGATGTTCCAAAAAATGATAAGTTATATATTCGACCAAATAGACCAAAACCATCATTAGCTTTTATGCACAAAAGTGCAATTAATCTAATACCAGAATTTGAAACATTTAAAAATGATGTTAGTTGTGATATGCACTTTAGAAGTTTATGCAGCCAAAAGTTTGCAAAAGCTTTTTATGAGGCTAATAGATAATGGCAATTAAAGGCGATAAACTTCAAGAGTATATATCGAAGCAAGAAAAGAAAGTTTATAGAAACTCGCAATGTGATGATTGCAATTGTCATTTGTGCGATGTGAAGCTTTATAAAGGGAAAACTGATACTAAGATATTATGCAAGAAATGTTTTAATAAATACAAATTATAGTAATTAGTTATCATAGTGTTATAATTTTAACTTTAAATTAAGTTTTCTAGTGTATACTTCTTATATCAAAACAACAAAAGGATAAGAGATGAATTTATATGAAGTAAAAATGGGAAGAAAATACGAAGTAGTTAAAGCAAGCAACATGATGGAAGTATCTAAGATTTGTGAAGAAAAAGGTTTTAGTGATTTCAGAAGTTGTGGGATGATGAGTATATCAGAACTTGCATATCATAAAGAATTTGCACCTATATTAAGTGAGGTGTAGAATGAGAGAGATTAAATTTGACACTATGGTGTTTATTAGAGGTACTCTAAAAGGAGAGGGCAAATGGTTTCATTATGTTATGACATTAAAAAAAATAACAGAAACTAAATTTTTATCAAATTTTGAAGATACTGTTTTTAGGGAATTCACGGGAATTAAAGATAAAAATGGAATAGACATTTATGAAAATGATTTAATAAAGCACGAGGATTTTAACGGAATTGGGGAGATTACATTTAGTAGAGGTTGTTTTCGTGCATTTGATTTTACATTGGCTAATTTTGAAGAGATACATCCAATAAGTAAAATAGAAGTGGTTGGGAATATATATGAAACCAACAGATAGAAACATAGCTAAACATTTTGGAACAACAGCACAAACACTTTCAAGATGGAAAACTGAAAGCATAGAGCTAAATAGAAGATACAAAGCAATGAGAGAATACTACATAAGAAACGAAGTATTGAAAGATGGCGATAGTTATTGTTTTGAACATCAAGTAAGCGAAGTATTATTAAAAAATAAAAAGGATAAATAATGATAATAAGTAAAGAGTTATTGAGTGATGTTTTAGAAGAAAAAGTAGTCCGTGTTCACATAATGGAAAATATGACTTATATTTACTTTTTAGATAGTAACCAAGAATATTTTATGAATATTCACGAATTAGCTAATAAGTGTAAAGAGTGGGCATCTATAAAAGGATTTAGACTTACGAGTTTCCAAGATTTGGAAGATGGATGTTGTGAAGTTTCTGAATCAATTAGTTACCCACCTTGTTTGTTTTCTCAAATTTGCAAAACAGAAGCAGAAGCAATATTTGAAGCGTGTCAATGGATTTTAGATAATGGGTAAAAAATTAAAAGAAAAGATGGACTACATTAAGGAGTTAGAAGATTTTTCTAATAGCCAAACTGAAACAATAATGAAACAACGAAAAGAGATAATAAATAAAAATGAAAAAATAAAAAAATTAGAAGAAAGCATAAGTGAATATATAGAAGATTTAGAAAAGAGCAATAGAGGATTAGAAGCTTTTATTCAAACACAAGAAAAACATTTAAGAATAGCAGAAAAAGCAATAGAGAGAAAAGACAAACAATTTTACGGACTAAGAGCAGCATATCAAGATGAAATAATAAATAGAGGAGAATAAGATGGATAACAATATTAATTTAAGCAATTTAGTGACTATAGAAATAAAAGAATGAAAAGTAAAAGTAAGTATGGAAACAAAAAAACATATAGAATAATAAACAATGAAAAGATTAAATTTGATTCATTAAAAGAAGCTAGATACTTTGATTTACTTTATGCAAGAGCTAATAGGGGGGAGATAGAAGAACTCACTCTACAGCCAAAGTATGAGTTAATACCAACTATAAGATGGGATGGAAAAACATTAAGAAAAATTACATACTCTGCAGACTTTAGATATAAAGAAAATGGAAACACTTATGTAATAGATGTAAAATCTTCTGCAACATTTCAAACAGATGTGTATAAAATAAAGAAAAGATTGTTTCTTAATAAATATAGAAGTGAAGTAATTTTTAAGGAGGTATATTAAACTAAAGAGTGAGAGAGATAATCACTCTTTAATCTCTAAAATGAATTATAAGCTGTACGCTTGTAAAGGATAAGTAAACAAACGAAGTGTAATTATAGCACAGTTTACTTAAATAAAATAAAAGTGTATGAAAATACAACAACTTAACTATGAGAGGATAGATAAATGATACATGAAATAATAAACCCAAGTGATGAGTATACGATAGAGTGTGACGATATGGAGATACTAACTGCTTCAATATTTATATTAGGAGAGGGTTCATATGCAACTGAAAGTAAAGATACCGATTTTAAAGTACCTATTACTATATTTGGTGGAGAAAATGGAGAGGATTTTTTTAAAAATACTTTTGGTAAAGACCTTGGAGAGTTTGCAAATGCGAATAAGCCTGAAATTGCAGAATGTTTAGAAACAATTTGCATAGGTTCTATAGATGACAGAGAGTTGTATATTATGGCATTATCTAAAATTGATGAAGATCAAAAAGAAGATTTTATAAAAGAGTGGTACGACAAAAAACAATCTTCAATGAATGGCATAGGTCAAAGAGCATTACTTATAGCAAAAGCAATAAAGTAACACAAAACAAAAAAGGAAAACAAATGAGCGAAACAATAACATTTAAAAAAGAAGATGTGCAATTTATGCAAGACCAGTTTAAAGCGATGGTTGAAGAACTAAATAAAAAAGATTTACATATAACACATAGCAAAAGAGAGATTGAAGAATTAAAAGAAAAAGTTGAAGAGCTTGAAAAAAAGCTAGTACCGTCTGACATAAATGAAATTATTTCTAAAGAAACGCTAGAAGCTATTAATAAAATTCAACAAAGTTAGTAAAATAATATGCAAACTTATGCTTAGTTTTAATAAAAGATAGGTATAATTAGTGTATGGATAAAATAAAGTTTCCAAAAGAAGATTTTTTAAAATATACTGGATTCAAAAAAAGAACTTTTGATTATCAAATTAAGAACCATCCAAAAAGATCACAAACTTTAAGGGTAGGTTTTTTAAGAGAAAATAAGCTTGATAATTGCGAAACTTGTATTTTTAAAAATAGGTGTAAACTTCAAACAGTCGTAGAGAAGTTTTCAACAAAAGATGATTTCGGTTGCAATGAATGGGAATCAAACTATAAGTAAAAGGAATACTATGATAAGTATGGGGGCAGAATGTTAAAAGATACATTAGATGGCTTAGGAATTGAAAGAATTGAAGAACAATCGATTGAAACAAAAGAAGTAACAGTTAAATTGAAATTCACTTTTGTAGATGGTGCGATAGAAGATGAAGAACAAGCAGCTATTTATGAAATGATTACGCCTAAAGATGATATAATTGATGAAGTTAATGAAGATGAGCAATTAGCTGACTTCAATAACGAATTTCAAAACTAAGGTAAGTTATGGCAAAAGTAACAGGAGCAGTAAAAGAGGTAAAAGAAACAGTTAAATTAACAGTATCTTTTGAGTATGAGCTAGTAAACGGAAGTTTTCAAAGCACAGAAGATGAAGCACACTACAACAAGTATGTGGAATATGTAGAGGATAAAGAGGAGGTTTAATCCTCTTCTACCTGAATGAAAAAAATTGATAAATATTACAAATTATTAGAATTGTTTGACGACTGTCAAGAAAAAGCAACAATTGCGATCCGTGATCTAGCTGGTTGTAGTTTTAGAACTGCTAAGATTCGTAATATTATCACAAACCCACGATATACGGGTATTAATGAGAACTTCAATGAAATAGTAGAGTATATAGATAAGCTACTAAGAATGTATGAGGATGAGCCTGAAAAGATAGAGAACTTCTTAAAAGATAAAGATAATATTTTAAGTGATGATTATATCTTTACATTAGAAGAACTTGACACGGATGGATTAAATAAATACAAAGAAGAGATGGGAATACTTGGAATATCAGATAAGTTAATGGAATATCTATTTGCAAGAGAGATAACTCTACAAGATAAAGCAAATAAAGCAATAGTTAAAAGAGATGTAACAATAGAAGATCAAAGCAATAGATTAAAAGCAAAAGACGCTTTAATTAAAAAGCTGAGAAGCGAAAAAGCAACACAAAAAAGATTAAAAATAATATAGTTTTAGTGAATAGAGATAAGATATTTACTAAAGTTATAATTTAAAGGATAAAGAGTGAAAGTAGGTAAAACATTTCCTATGTATATAGGAGTAACAGAAAAAGAAAAAGATTTTATCGAAGAGATAGATATAAAAGAAGATGGGCAAAATGACTTAGAAATATCTTTAAATATTATAAGAGATAATTTAGTGAAAGAGAAAATAAAAGGTATAACTACAAACATATCTCAGCTGCCAGACTATAAAAAAAGAGGTTATGTTACGAGATTTATTTTTACAAAAGTATCATAAAGGATAAGAAATGAAAACATCAACGATAGAATATTGCAATAGATGCAAGAGAGATACAATACACTACGGAGAGAAACATAAGTTTAGCTGGGTATTACACTTCATTATGTTTATACTAACTGGCTTTATATGGGTAATTCCTTTTATATTTTACTATATGGCTAAAAAAGATAAGCTTTATAATTTAAAATGTGCTAGTTGTGCTGCAAGAGTAAAGGATGAAAATGAAAGATAAATATATATCACTAAGGTTATTTACTTATGCAAGAGTAAAGGATGTCCGTTACTTAGAGATACTTAATTGTAAAGTATATATACGAGTAGGCGATGACATTCTATTATTTAATCACTTCCATATAAAAGGTAAGCGAAAAGATTTGAAAGGTTTTGGAGATGATGTTTGATATTTTAATATCGTTAGTAATATTTGCACTATGGATAAAGAACAGTTATGTTGAGAATGAATTACAAGAGTTAAAAGATGATTTAGGAGCTTAAGAATATATGGCTAAATTAACAGATACGCAAAAAGAAGAACTAAAGCTATTAAGTATTGAAGTAGATGAGAACAATAAAAAGAAATACACACAGCAACAATTAGCAGATAAATTTGGAATATCTAAAGGAATGGTTAATAGATACATACAACCAAAAGTAAACAAAGTAAACAAAATTATAGACGATGAAGTTAGTATTCATCGTGATTATAAAAAATTACAAGAAGAAAAAAGTAAACATTTGACAAAAAGTGAACAAATTGAAGTAAACAAACAGGTAGAAAGTAAACTTTATGCAGAAAGGTTAATCAATAGTGTTGTAATTAATTCCCTAGCTGCAAACAATAATATATTAGAAGAGGGTTATGTTGAAGATAAAATCAATGTAGGAGATGGGATGCAAAAGTTTGAGAAGAGAAAAATTAATACAAGCGATACATTGAATATATTAAATGGTACAGACAAAGCTTCAATTACCCTAGGAGTTAATCAAAGACACGCTAACAGTCAAATACAAGTAAATAACTCAAACACCCAGCAAAGCCTAGAACTTAATCAAGAAATAGTGTCAAACACATTAAAGAACTTTGAAGATGAGTATTAACCTAACGGCACTTAGGGAGATACTCTTACAAGATTTCATCCGTTATTTAAGATGGAGCTTTAAAACCAAATACAACTCAAAAGTAATACTAACAGAATCACATATAAGTATATGCAAAAAGCTAATAGAAGTGTATAGGGGAAATATAAAAAAGCTAGTTATCAATATGCCACCAAGAGCTGGTAAAACTGAAATAGTAAATACTTTCATCGAATGGACCATAACAAAACACCCACAAGCTAAATACATAATGACATCATATTCAGACACACTCGTTTCTAATTCATCGCAACAGATAAGAGATATGATGAACTCTCAAGAGCATAAATCAATGTTTGGGGTAGATACTAAAAAAGATACTCAATCAAAGAAATTATGGAAAACAAATAAAAACGGTGGAGTATATGCTGTTTCATCTTTTGGGCAGATAACAGGACACGGTGCTGGATTAAAGAGTTCTGATGATTGGGGCGGTTGCATTATAGTAGATGATCCACTAAAGCCTGACGATGCCAATTCACTTCTTAAGCTAGAAAAAGTAAAAGAGTGGTACGAAACAACTTTATCCAATAGGGTAAATAATCCAAATGTACCAATAATAATAATTATGCAGCGACTACACACAGATGATCTTGTTGGTTGCATAGAGCAGAACTTATTTAAAGACTTAAAAGAATGGGAATTTTTAAGAGTAAAAGCTTTTGATGAAGATGATAAAATATCTTTTTGGGAAGAGTTCTATCCTACTGAAAGATTACTACAAATGAGAGATTCTAACAAGTCTTATTTTTATTCACAATTTCAGCAAGAGCCAGTTATTAAAGGTGGTAACCTGATGAAGTATGACTGGTTTAAATGGTGGACTGTATTACCAAATTTAACACACTTAATCATAACTGTAGATACAGCACAAAAGACAAAAGAAGTAAATGATTATACAGTTATGCAATGCTGGGGTGTTTCTAAGAGTAATGATATTTATTTACTTGATATGATAAGAGATAAATTTGAAGCACCTCAACTAAGGCAAACAGCAAAAACCTTTTATAACAAATGGGATAACTACAAACAGGATAATCGAAAAGTATCGTTACGAAAGTTTTACATAGAAGATAAGTCAAGTGGTAGTTCACTAATACAAGATTTAAAGCAAGATAAGCTAAAGATAGGGGCTATTCAAAGGAACACGGATAAAATATCAAGAGTAATGGACTTTTCGCCACATATAGAAGCTGGTAGAGTTTATTTAAATGAAAATATAAACGATATACAAGAACTTATTAATGAGTCATTAGCCTTTCCAAATGGGAAACACGATGACGCAATCGACCCTATGATGGACGCTATAGAATTAACACAAGTCAAATCACAAGGCTATACATCCTCAATGTTCGACTAGTAACAACTAGTAACCACAAGTAACAACATAATAAATTTAAAAGCAAATTTAACTAAAAATATAGACTTATTTTAAATCATATTGTATAGTAAATAAAAAGGATAAAAAGATGAACAAATCAATAGAATTTATACAATCACAAATAGAAGCATATGAGAATGGGGCTACGATGTTTATGTTTCCTTGTGTTCATTCAAAATTTGAAATGATAGCAATGAACGATAATTTTTATGTTGAAAATTACTCTCCACTTCAAATAGGAGATAAAAACATAAAAATTAAAGAAAAGTTTACAATGATAGTAAATGATATTTGTGAAGTTAAAAATTGTGCTTCTAAAATGACAAAAGAACAAAGCAGATACACTCTAAAAGAAATACTAAATGTAAAGATTGTAAAAGTGCAAGATATATTATATGAAAATAGTGAATGGATGAAAATTAATCCTCACGGAAGTTGTGGAATGAATGATATGTTTTATAATAAAATACTAAAAGAACAAAATATAAACAGAACATACGAAGATAACGACTATTTATTTTTAGTGGAGATTAAAAGATAAGTCTTAATTTTAGATATAATTAAAATAAAAAAGGCTATAGATGAGTTTACATAGCAGAATAACAAATAAAACAACAGACGGATTTAACAATGTGTTTAAAAGTATCGGTAGTCAAAAAGATGTAACAACCAATACGACCTACTCACGGAATCCGTACATATCATTAGACTACAACAAATGTAACGGACTGTATACAAATTCATTAGCTGGTAAAGCGGTTGATATTCCAGTAGAAGACGCTTTTCGTGGTGGGCGTGAGTTAATATGTGAAGATACCGATACGATTGAAGATTATAATGACTATTTAGATGATATTTGCATTGACGAAAAGCTAATGAATGCGATGAAGTGGTCTAAGATATTTGGTAGTGCTGTATTGGTTATCGTTAGTGAAGATGATGAAATGGATCAGCCTTTAATTGTAGATAACATCAAGAAAGGCGATGTAAAAAGAATCATCGCATTAGATAGATGGCAAATGTATAGTACAGATATTAATCGCAATCCTTTAGATGATAGTTTCCTAGAACCATACTACTACTATGCGACAAGAACATCAACAGCAATACATCACACAAGAGTAATTAAGCTTGATGGATTAACTACAACTCTATACGATAAAGAAGTACTGAACGGATGGGGTCTGTCTATATATGAAAGATTATACAAAGATATTATGAACGCCCAAATGTCGCCTGACTTATTAATCAACTTATTAGTTCAATCAAACTTAGATGTTTTTCACTTAGAGAATTTTAACGATACTTTAACAAATAATGATGATTTAATTACAAAGCGTTTGCAATATGCTCAAATGGGTAAATCTGTATTTAATGGGTTGATGTTAGATAAAGAAGATAATTATACAAACATAGCTAAGAACTTTAGCGGTCTTGATTCTATACACGATATATTTATTAATCTTGTATGTGGAAGTGCTGAAATACCAAAGACTCGTTTTATGGGTGAACAATCTGCTGGTTTAGGCAACGAGGGTGCTGGAGATATGAAAATCTACTATGATAGAATCGAAGCTAAAGAGCGTAACCAGTTAAGAAAAGTATATAACTATCTTGATCCAATTCTTACTAAGTCAAGATATGGTGATGTGCTAGATTTTGATTTTACATTCGGTTCACTATTCCAAATGACTGACGCCCAAAAATCAGAGATTAGAAATAAAGACGCACAAACAAATCAAATCTATATGACTAATGGAGTTATAACACCTTTAGAAGCTAAAGAATCATTGATAAAAGATGATTTATATTCTACTATTACAAGTGAAAGCGTAAGTGAAGAGAGTGATTTACTTAGAGAGATTAATAGCATAGAAGAACCATTTAATGAATCTAATAAATAACATAGTAGAAAACAAAAAACTAACAGCAAAACAAGCTGACAAAGTAACACTAGAAATTAAAGAGCCTAGTGTTATATCTGCACAGTATTTAAAAGAGTTAAAAAAGCTATCTAAAAGCCTAAAGAATGATATTAGAAATATATTACTACCAGCTATCAAAGAAACTCCAACAATCGGAAGTAATGATAGTGTATTTCAAATAATGTCTGCTATGGCTTTGTTACAATCTAAATATTCGAATATATTAGCGTTTTCTTTACCAGTCGCAAATAGTGTCGTTAAGTCAGTAGAAGCTTATAATAAAAACGCTTTTACTAAGAAGAGTGAATCTCAACTAGGTGTTAATTTAGAGAGCGTGTTAAATCAAAACAATTTAGGCGAAATAATAAACCTACAAACACAAAAGCAAGTCGGATTAATACGATCTATTCCCGAAGAGTTTTTAAAGAATATTGAGGTTATCGTAACTAACGGAGTGAGTGAGGGTTTAAGTTACAAAGAGATCGAAAGACAGATAAAAGGGATTAAAAATATTAGTTCAGTTTTTGGTAAGTTAGACTCAAGAATAAAAACAATAGCAAGAAGTGAGATAGGGACCATTAACGGAACTATGAATAAACAGCGACAACAAAGTGCAGGAATATCTATTTATAAATGGAGTACATCAGGTGATGAAAAGGTAAGGACAAGTCACAAAGTATTAGATAACAAGTATTGCAGCTGGAATGACGCTACAGTATATGCAGATACAAAAGCAGACGCACTAGCAGGTAAATGGAAAAAGAGAAGCTCTATTGGAGGAGTGGAAAAGCACCCCGCTTTAGATTATAATTGCAGATGTACAAGTATTGCAGTTATCCCAGATTTTGATGAAGAGTAGAGCTACTCTTCTATTGAATTTCTAATACTTGAACTAATACGCCAATAGCCATAACAGAAGCAACAGCTAATATAAGTAGTAATGTTTTCTTTTTCATTTAAAACACCTCCTTTATAATCTCAATATCTTTACTATCTATCATTAACTTTAAAAATACTTGCAATAGTTCTTTATTCATTTATTAATCCTAATTTGTTTTCTTGGATAGTGTCGATTATTTTAAAATTTGACATTGTATCTGGACAGTAAGGAAAAGTAGAAGCTTCTATGCTTACTCCATCTCGTAGCAATACTAGACAATATCCCAAATAATATTCACTATATGTAAAATATGCCTTATAGTTATATGGAAAATTTTCAAGCTCAAAAATACTACTATCAGCATATATCTTATTATTGTTTGTGTCTTTTAGTCCGATGTAGTTGCAAATAATACAATCATCATTGTCAGCTACTCCATTATCATCAAATACTAAAAACTTATGTGGCAATACAAACTCTTTTATTAATTTGTGCCATACTATAAACTCATTCATTTATTAATCCTTACAATTTTAGTCTTTTGATTACCCGTGAGAATTTTCCCTTTACACACCGTAATTTTTCCACTTGACTTAGAAGTGAATATCTCTGTTATTTCAGTTTCACACCCACTAGAGGCAACTCTTTTAATAGGAATATGATTTGATTCAACATTGCTATATTTACAAATATAATTCCTACCATCCCACACAACACCAACATCGCCTAAGCTTTTACACTTAACTCCTTGATATTCAACTACATTGTGAGTTTCATTTTTAGAGCAACCAATTAAAAATACAATTGGTATTGCTATTATGTATTTAGTCATTCAACTATCCTATATTTCTTCATAAAATAATTTATCTTCATCTAATATTCCAATCCGTTCATTACTAAAACCATTAACGCAAGCCAATAAGTTAATCTTCAAGTCTTTTAGTATGTTAGCAACATCATCTTTATCGTAATCATCTATAAAGTCTACTATGTGCTGAGCTGAAATTAAAACAGCTTCTTTATATGTCATTTCCATCTAATTATCCTTTTTTTATTTACTATAACACAACACAAAAAACAAATCAAGATTTTAGCTATAATTTAATATAAAGATTAAACAACTATTACAAAAGGTAACAAATGGCAAGTTCTAATGATGCAGTAACAGAAATAAGACAGATACGAAACGATGATATATTCTATGTGAAGTTTATGAAAGATGGTAGTTCTAATATGTCGGTAGATGGTAGCACTACTCCATTACGATTTACATTAGAAACTTTACCAGTAGATAACTTTATATTAAAGAGAATAGATTTTTTGATAGCAACAGATGTAGCGATTGGCATAACAAAGTTCGGAAATGTTCCAACATTAGCAAATGGTGTTATATTTAATATAGATGGGCAGCAAGTCATTAAAAGTAATGGAGATATGTTACTCGTTGGTTCTGATACAAGTATTCATTCTGTAAAGATACAAGGCGATACAGTATCTATCTTGAACGGAAACTGGGATATGATACAAACATTTGGTAATGGTATTGTTTCTACTAAAGAGGGTTTATATTTTGAGATTCAAGATGATTTAAGCGGTCTAGACTACTTTCAAGTATCAGCAAGTGGAATAAAATTAGGAGATAATTGATGTATACAATAGATAAAGGCTTTAGTGACTTTAAAACAAAGATTGATGAAAGCACGGGATATTTAGAAGTAAGCGGAGTAATTGCTAGAACAGGCGTACAAGAGTATTACGGTATGGAATTAGGTGACGAGATTATAAAAGAGTTTAATCTTGATCCAATGAAAAAATACGGTGTATATCGTCCAGCAGAAGAGGTACTAAAACAAGAGAGCTTAGATACATATATAAATAAGTCAATAAGTGATGATCATCCAAAAAACTTCCTGACAGTAGGGAATGAAAAGGAATTAGGAAAAGGAAGTGTGTCTAGTATTGAAACATTTAATAAAGATGGAATTGATTATATAAAAGGTCGTATGACCATAAAGGATGAGCGTACTATCAATAAGGCTTTGAGTGGTAAAGTCCAACTTTCACCTGGATACCAGCAGCAACTAGTACAAGAGGACGGAGAGTTTCAAGGTCGCAAATATATGTTTAAGCAAACCGATATAAAGATTAATCATATTGCCCTAGTAGACAAAGGTCGTTGTGAGGGAGAGTGCAAACTAACAGCAGATGAACTTGCTATAATTAATACTGAAAATAAAACAAAAGGAAATGTAATGGCAAAAGTTACTGTAGATGGCGTAGAACACGAGATAACAGATTGTGTTGCTAAACATATTGGAAGTCTTAATTCTAAAATCAAATCTTTAGATGAAGATATGATTAAAAAAGAAGAAGAGAAAAAAAAGGCTGAGGATGAAGCTGAAAAGCTTAAAGGCGAAAAAGAGAAAATGAAAGAAGATATGGAAGAAGAAAAAAAGAAAACTTCTGATTCTACACTTGACGCTTTAGTTTCAGCAAAAGTTGCTTTACTTGATACAGCTTCAAAACTAAAAGTAGAAGTTAAATCAACTGATTCTGTATCTGATATTAAAAAGTCTATTATTGGTGCAAACTCTAAAATTGACTTAACTGATAAATCAGAAGAGTTTATCGACGGTGTTTTTGAAACTATTGTTGGTTCGACAGTTGGTAAACAACAAGCAATTAAAGATAGTCATTCTAAAGCGTTTGACGGATTCACAGGAACACCTAACACTGGTGGAAAATTTGCAAATATGGCAGAGGAGAAATTATAATGGCATTTGATAATACAGTACTAGCAGAAAGCGCTGGACTTGGTTCAGGGGAACTACTTCCAAATACTAATGGATTGACATTAGCTCATCCAACTTTTGAAGATGGCTTGATTCAGGGTAGATTCGTAAAGTTTGATACTGGTTCAGTTGATAATTTAGATGGTTCAGCAACTCCACAAATTGCGGGAATTTCAAGACGATTAATTTCAGGCTCAATTGGAACAGTAGTATACAAAAATACTGGTGCAGTTATTGATACAGCAGCGGAAGTTATAAGTACTGGACTAGCAACAGTTGATGTTGTAACTGGTCAAACTCCTACTAAATACGGTAAAGTTTACGCGGTTAATGCTTCAGGTTCAGGTGCAAACTTCGGTAAAGCTACTACAGTTGCTACTGATAATGTAGACACTGGTTGGGTATTTTGGGATAACAATGGTAAAGCAAATGATGTTTGGTTAATTGCTAAAAAAGAATTAGTATCATAAAGGAATATTAGATGACATTAAATAAAATATACGATTTACAATCATTCGATGGAGCTGTAAATTATTTCAAACAACAAGATAGTGCTGGTGGTATTGTACTTGCTAGAAACTTAGAGCATATTTCTGCTGAAATTTTTAAACAAAGAATCGCTGGATTAACTTTCTTAACTGGTTCAGGTATTACTGTTAATAATGAGGGTGGTTATGCTAAATCAATCACTAAGTTAAAAGAATCAATTTCGGGTGATTTTGCTGATGCTGGAAATGCTACTGATGCTCTTGGTAAAATTTCTTTAGGTGCTGAAGATGATACAATCCCAGTATTTTACAAAGAAGCTGGTTCTTCTTGGTCTGATTTAGAATTAGAACAAGCGGCATTACAAAACAGAAACTTACCATCAAGTATGGTTGCTGCACACGATGAAAAGTATAAACAAAACATTGATAGAATCGGTTACCTTGGTAATGGAACTAAAACAACTGGTTTACTTAACTATGCGTTTACATCTACTGGAGCAACTGGAGCATTTAGTACTCTTACTGGCGAAGAAATGTATGAAGAGGTTGCAGCACTTGTTGTAGATCAAAGAGCAGCAGTCTTTAACGATGAAGTATTCTCTTGTACTATGATAGCAGTACATCAAGAAACTTTTAACCTTATGGCTAAGACTTTTATCAACACAGCTGGTGGATTAAATACTGTTAAAGAAGCATTAGAAAGAACAATGAATATCTCTTTTGTTGTAACTAATAAAGCTGATATTTCAGGAACAAAAAGAATGGTTGCATATTCAAAAGATAGACAAGCTATGCAAATGAGAATTCCAGTACCTTTAAAAATTTACAATCAATTAACTTTAGGTAGTAAACATACTATTGAATCTATGTTTGGTGTTGCTGGTCTTGATGTGAACGAGAGCGGTTCAGGAAGAATTTTAACAGGAGTTTAGGATGGCTAAATACAAAGTTTTAATTAAAAACCCAATGGTTATAGGAAAGTTTGAGTCGGCTAATGGCATTTTAGATGTTGTTAGTCCTACAAAAGACGAAACTAAGAGAATTGAAAGAGCGGTGGAAACTGGTGTTTTACAAGCATCATCTAAGCCAACATCTCCGAAACCTGCAACAAAAGAATAAACAAAGAGCGACTTTAAACGGTCGCTTTTTTAATATAAACCTCGTACTCAATACCACTTTCTAAATACATACATAAATTACTTATATTCTCTTTAGTACAAGTAAACTCATTAATCAATGCTTGTTCTTTGTTAAATTCTTGTTTCCGTTTAATAAAATGCTCGTTTGTTTCAATCCAAAACTGACCATCTTCATCCCATACACTACATTTATTTGGCTTTGTATCTTTTAAATATCCGTAGATTCTTTTTTCTAGTTTACTTGTATTTGCTATTTCTTTTATATCCATTTAGTTGTATCCTAGTAGTTCTTTATTTTCGTATATGTTTCCTATTACTTTAATATCATCAAACCAATCTATCCTATAATGAAATCTATTATCATTTATCATTTCTATCTCGAAAGATGCGTTTTTTGATGAATATATAATTTTACCAGTATTACCAGTCTTTATATTTTTTATAATATCTCCGTTATAAATATCTTCTTTGTTTATATCTTTTATTCCTACATATTGAACCTTGGCGATAATGTCATCGTCATTTATTCCGTAAGTCCAATAAGATTCTAGCTCCTCAAGATTTAATATCTTACTAAAACCTCTTTTGTGAATGTACTTAAATTTTATATCTTCCATTTAATCTCCTTTTTTATTTAGTATAACAACATACAAAAGCAATAGCAAGTATTTAGATAAAATTAAAATATAAATTAAATATCAAGTTACAAAAGGTTACAAAATGGTAAGTCCATCGATTTTTAAAGTGAGGTTTCCAGAGTTCGTAGACATAGACGACATCATAATTCAAATGATGTTAGATGAATCTTACTTGCTACTCTCAGCACCAAACAAATATCAAGATACATTAGTGTTGTACTATACAGCTCACAACTTAACAGTGCAACAGAATCAAGTAAGCGGAGATGCAACATCAATCCAAGTGGCATCAAATGAAAGTGTAGGAAATGTAAGCGTAGGCTATGCAAATCCAACTATAAAAAATACAGATATAGCCTTTTATATGAGTACTTCTTACGGTCAAAAGTACTTAGAATATAAAAGAGCATTATGCGTTGGGAATGTGCAACTAATATGATAAAAGCCAAAGGAACTAAAAATATGTTTCTAGCTTTAGAGAAACAAGTTAAACAGTTTAAAGATAGTGCTGTTAAGATTGGATTACCTGAAAAAGAGGGTGGTAAAGCTCACAAGGATAGTAACTTAACTATTGCACAAATTGGAGCTATACACGAGTTTGGAGTACCTGAAAAGGGAATCGAAAAGCGGTCATTCTTAAGAGAGCCAATGATGGATAATCAAAAGAAAATTCAAAAGCTAGTACAGACTAAATTTAATGCGATTATAAACAATAGAATTACAGCAACTATGGCACTTGACCAACTTGGAGAGTTTGGAATGAACCTAAGTAAAGAATCATTCAGAGATAATAGTTGGAAAGCAAATGCAGATATTACAGTAAACGGTGGATGGATGACTAAAAATGGTAAATCTTTTTATGTAAAAGGAAAAGGAACATCAGCACCTTTAGTTGCTACTGGTCAATTAAGAAACTCAATAACTTACATTGTGGAGAAAAGATAATGTTACCAAATATGAAAAGAACCATAAAGAGATTTGAAAAGCCAGTTACTTATGTACAAAACATAATTATTGATAGTAGCGGTTTTGGTAATGTTACTGACCCTGTAGAGTTACAAATAAAAGCAGTCGTGCAAATCCCTAAAGATGAAACATTAACGGCTTTAGCATTAGACTATAGTAAGAATTACAGACAATTACATTTTACTACTAACTACGGATTTATTCCTGCAACTGAAAGAGATGGGATTAAATACAATAATAAGAATTACAAAGTTATTCAATTTAGAGATTTTGAAGAGTATGGATATTATGAAATAATTGTAGAGGAGTTATTGAATGGAGGTTATTAATAGAGTTGGATTATTTACTATTGCATTGCTAAACAATCCGAATATAAGCGTTAAAAGAGCAAGATCGAATCATAAGAATACCAACTTTAAAGCACCTTTAATATTGGTAGATAACTTGGCTTCTGCTCAGAAAATAGGTAGCTCAGATAAATATAATGGAAGTTCTGAGGTTTTATCTTATGGAGATTACTATAAACAAGTATTTACTTTTGATATTTATGGTACAAATGCCTATACAAATGCACAGTTATTAAGTGGATTATTAAGAAGTCAAAGAAGTTCAGAGTTACAAAGAGCGAATGGACTAACTGTATACCGCCCATCTAGTATAAACAATCTTAAAATATTGGTTGGTACAGAATACAACGAAAGATATCAAATCGAGGTTATGATAGGTTACTGGGACAATATCGATGTTGGAACTCTACGAATAGATACAGTAGAACCAAACTTAACATTAATAGAGCAGTAATGCAAAATCAACAGACTTATAATAGATATAATAAATAAAACAAAAAGGAAATAATATGGAATTAGTAAACGCTTCATTAAATCGCGTTGTAACTGTAGCTGTATCACTTGGTGGAGCTTCACTTAGTCGTGCAAATATGAATATTGTAACGATATTTTCATCTCAACTTATAGAAGGAGTTTTTGACTCAGCACACAGACAATTAAGCTTTTTAAGTGCAAAGTCAGTGGCTGCAACTTTTGGAACATCATCAGCTGTATATCAACACGCTTTAGCATTTTTTGCACAGTCACCAAATCCAACACAAATAAGCGGAGGTCGTTTCGTAGTTTCTTACTATAGAGCAGCAGAAGAGATTGTACCTGCAAAAGCTGGTGTCTTAACAGGACAACAAATAAGTGAAGCTACAGCAATCGGATTATTACAATCTATTCAAGACGGAAGTTTTGACATTGATATTGATGGTACTACTGTAAATGTAAGTGGAATTGATGGAAGAGTAATAACTTCTTTAAATGAATTAGTAACTATTTTAAATACTAAAATCACTACAGCTACAATCACATTAGAAGATCAAAGAATTATTATTACTTCAGATTCAACAGGTGCAGCTTCATTAGTGACTTTTGTAACAGAGGGAGCGACAGGAACTTATATAGGAGAGATTTTATCTTTAGCAGCTGGAACAGGTGCAGTAGTAACTGATGGAGTAGACAGTGTAACTTTACCATTAGAAACAAAACTTGAAGCTGTATCAAATGCTAACGATTTTAGATTTAAAGGTTTCACTTTTATAGATAATCCAACAGATTTAGAAACAAGTTCTTTATCTGCTTATGCACAAGCTAACGATTTACTATATTATGATGTATTTGATTCTGCTAGTAACTTGACTATAGATACTTCTAATATATGCTGGGCCACTAAATTAGCTAATTATACAGACACAAGAATGCTATTTACTAAAAGCGGTGATCGTAAATTTGCTACTAGGTATATGAGTAGAACACATACAGTAGATTTCAATGGAGAGAACACAACTCTTACAATGCAACTTAAAGAGTTAGTTGGTCAATTACCTGATAGCTTTACAGATACAGAACTTGATAATGCTAATAAAATCGGATTAGATACTTATGTTAGCTTCAAAGATGTACCAAAAGTTCTAAGTGCAAATGGTGCTAACGGTTATACAGATTTATCTTATAATATCATTGCTTTAAAAGACGCTTTACAAACAGATACTTTTAATCTTTTGGGAACAACATCAACTAAAGTTCCACAAACACAATCTGGGGTCGATTTACTAAGAGATACGATCATTAAAGTTTTAAAACAATTTGTAAAGGTTGGATTCTTAGCTGCTGGAACTTGGAACAGTGCTGATACTTTTGGAGATCCAGAAACATTTAAAAGAAACATTTTACAGAATGGTTACTATGTAAAAATTCAATCTTTAGCAGACCAAACACAAGCAGAGCGTGAACAACGAAAAGCACCTTTAGTGCAAATAGCTGTAAAAACGGCTGGGGCTTTCCACGAAGTTAATATCTTAGTAAATATAGAGGAGTAAGAAAATGGCATCACAAATTACAATACCAGTCGAGGGAACAACGCTAACTTTAAACGGTTACGCGTTCAACTCTTTTGCAGATGGCGACACAATAGCTTTAACATTTCCAAATGAAAAAACAGGGCATACACTAGGAACAAATCAGACAACAGTTATCAAAGACAAGCTTAACGGCGATGTTGGCGAAATGGCACTTAATATAATCAAGTACGGAAATGATGATATTTTCTTAAATCCATACGCCGAAAATGGTGCAAGTGCAGGATTATTAAACGGAACACTACAAAGAAACTTCACTCGAGATGGCGAGGACTTTGTTGAATCGTATGATTTAAGCGGTGGTACTATTACTACAAAGCCTGACAATACAATCAATACACAAGATGGGGAAGAAGTGTTAGTTTATAACATTAGATTCGCATTCGCTAAAAGGGTTATTTAATGAATGAAGAACAAAAAATGCAATTATTAAAAGAAATTCAAATAGCACAAAAAACAAAATTACAAGAGATTAAAGCTGTAGCTGATGATGATAACAAGGCTGATATAAATGGTAGAACATATCAGCTATCTAAAATGACACACAAGCAAAGATTACCATTTATACAATACTTTAATGATGTACAACCAAATCCAATTACTGGTTTATCTATCAGAAAAGATGATTTGAGCGTGAAAGAAGATATGTTAGCACCTTATGTTTTATTTGAGAATGCAACATTAAAAAACTTGCCTAACCATTTTGACAAATACCCTGATGACTATCTAACATATATTGATACTATGTTTATGGTGGTTTGTTTTCCAGTTTTGAAAGAAAGGCTACTCGGTACACAAGGGTAGTCAAAGAACAGAATTATAACTATTTACAGTACACGAACTTAGATGATTATTCTATGTCGTGTATGTCTTTAGTAAAAGCAGGATATGGTAGTTTAAAAGAGATTCAAGAATTAGACACAAAAGAGTTTTTAGACTGTATTGAATATGAGAATATTAACAACACTATACAAAACTTTATTTATGAGGACGCTAGAAATTAGCGTCTTTTATTTTTAAACTATCTATCTCTTCATTAGTTGCTGGTCTATAAACTTCCCAATTGATTCCCATATTTTCTTTTACAATTCTAATATCATTATGATTCATCTTGTCTACTATAACGCAAGGGAAATTACTCTCATCTCTATACCATTCTTTTTTTTCTTGGTAAGGGGTTAGGTTGTATTTTTCATCTTCTCTACAAATTCCTGTATCCATATCCCATCTACATAATTTAATATCATAAGGAAGTCTTACTTTTCCTAAAATATATGTTCTGTCCCTATGCCATAACTCACACTCAAACTCAGGCTTTATAAACTTAATATCACTGTTTGGTGCTTGGATTGTTTCAACACCATTTCCAATAACTTCATTAATTAATTGTTCTTCAAATGAATGCTTTAATCTGTATTCGTTATTTTCATCATAGAATCTAATAAAAGCATCATAGTATGGATTTATATTTATTTCATACCAGTCCCCATTACTACACTGCTCAATCTCAACATCATTATCTAACAAATAAGAATCTAAAATATCTTCGTGATTTTTGTGGATAAAAAAATATTCAAACTCTCTTTCTAGCCAATAATTATCATCATTATCTAATTTTTCAAATGGAATATTGTTAAATGTTCTACTTTTTGCAACTCTTATATATTTTCCAGTTTCAAATTTTTCTTTTTGTGTCATAGTATCATCCTTTTTATTTATACAACAATAATACACTGTCAAAAATCATAAATCAAGTATTATGCTATAATTTAAAATAAAATTTACCTTAGTATTACAAAAGGTAACAAAAGGGTATTTATGGCAAGTGTTTCCAATTCTTTAACGACCGATTTTGTGTTTAATGGATCGATTTCTCCGCTTAATCAGTATAATAAATCATATTCAAGTTCACTCGGATTAATGGCTAAAGGGGTTGGCTTAGCTGCCGCTGCTACTGGTGCTATGTTCGCTCTTGCAACTTCACAATTATCGGTTATAGATACAATGGGGCAACTATCAAGAGAAACTGGTACAAGCGTAGAGTTTTTACAAGAACTTGGATATACCGCTTCCGTTAATGGCGGGAGTATAGAATCATTACAAAACTCAGTTAGAGGACTTTCTGAAAAAATAGGAGAAGCTTCAATTAACGGAAGTGATGATTTTAATAGATTAGGTATCTCAGTACGAAAAGCCAATGGAGATGTTAAGAATACAGAAGAGGTTTTAGGAGAGGTTAGAAATTCTTTTAGAGGATTATCTAAAGAGCAACAAGTATCATTCGCACAAAAGTTGGGAATAGACAAAGGACTTCTGCAAACTCTTAATTTAACAAATGCAGAACTAGAAAAAACTCGAAAGATAAGACAAGCTTTTGGGACAGCAAGTCAAAAAGATACAGACGCAGTTATTAAATATAATGATAGCCTTACTACTTCTAAGATGGCTTTAAGTTCTTTGGGGCAACAGATATCATTGCAAATGCTCCCATCTATGCAAAATCTAGTTACTGGATTTAATGACCTATTATTTGGAAATGTAGACTTAATAAAAAATGGTTTATCTTCCACTTTCTTTTGGTTGGGTAGTGTAAGTAATGCCGTAGCGAATACAGGTCGTGCGATTTATGAGGGGCTAGATTATTTCTATGGGTTTGAAAATGCATTAATGGCAACCGGTGCAGCAATTCTTTATTTCAACAGATCATTACTTTTAAATCCAGTCGGATTATTTATTGCTGGACTAGCGGGTGCTATTCTTATTGTTGATGATTTATACAATGCTTTTAATGGAGGTCAATCAGTCATTAAAGACTTTTTCGCAAGTTTCAATATAGATATAGTTAATACATTATCATCTGTTTTTGATGGGATGAAGATAACTTTAAATAGTTTACTTATAGGATTGTTAGCAGTTGGTGAAGCATTAACTACAGTAGTTCTTTTAGGTGCTAAAGCTGGAAATGTTATCGGTTTAGATATTGATACTAAAGGAATTGAAGAATTTAAGAAGATTCAAAATAGTAAAAGACTTTCCTTGTCTTCAGAGAATCAAAGACTATCAAACGATATAGGAAGTAGAAATTATACAACAGCCCAAAATGTTACAGTAACTCAAAATATAAGCGGTACAGACCCTCAAAGAGTAGCAGAGCTAAGTGGTCAAAACATAGAGGGTGCAATAACTTCTGCAAATGCACAAATAGGGAAAGGTGGTAGATAATATTAAAAGTCGAACTCTTGACCATTAAAAATTATGTCTTTTAATGCTT